TGCTGTGGCGGGGGCGAGGCGCGTGGGGGGGAGCCAGTTTTTTGAAATCCGGCACTACCGGCTTGGTTAACTTCAATTCCAGCTGGCGTTTTATGTCCTGCAGCTGCTCAATGTGAGCGGCCTGTGCGGCGTTTGCGCGCAGCGCCGTCTCCAGCGAATCAGCCAGGACATCCAAATCATCGAGTGCCACGAACAGAACATCGTAGCCAAGCTCTCTTGCTGAGGACGTGCGGCGCTTAATGCTGTTAATCAGCCGGGCGATATCTGTCATGCAAGCCACCACTCAAGCAAGTTAAGAAGACCGTACCCAAAGCCAAACAGCGCCACTGATAAAACCAAATCTGCGACAACGTTCAGCACCTGTAGCGTTTTCAGGCTGTAGTTGAATAGTTCAGAGTTCATGCGACCTCCGGCTGGCAAACCTGTTTCAGCACGCCGAGGATCATCAGGCAATCGGCAAGCGCGCGATGGGCGCCAGTGGTTGAAATGCCGTGGCGCGCAGCTGCTGTAGCCAGGCTCTGCCTTTTGAAGTTTTTGCGCTTCTCGTCGAACTCCCCATACCACTGGTCATAAACCGCTTTGGCGTCAATGTGGCGCGTCTCAATGGCCATGATGATGGAGGTGATGAGGTGAGGCTTTAGGTCATCCAAAAATCCGGTCTGCAGGCAGGTCTGCACGATCAGGCGGGCATCAAAACTGGAGTTCCATGCCAGCCATTTATGCTTACGAATAATTTTCAGCGCAGCCGGGAAAACATCGCACCATGCTGGCGCATCAGCGACCATTTCGTTGGTGATGTTATTAATTTTGGTAACTTCTGGCGGAATAGGGCGGCTCGGCTTCACCAAGGTGTTTAACAGAATCTCACCACGCATATTAATTATCGTGATCTCGATAATTTCATCAGAGTCCATAAGCCCGGTGGTCTCAGTATCGATGATGACATGATCGCTGTTCAGCCAATTTGCCATAATCATTTTAAAAATTGATTGATGGTAGGTAAGCATTTTATTCCCATATTTTTTGTTGAAAAGTTCTGGATGGCGTTGGGACTTTTCTGGACTCAGGGAGATAAACAAAAACGTAATACGTCCCGTCTAAATCATCCGAACGCGTGATTAAAGTCTCTCGACCTTTATTTCGATAAACGTTAGAAATCCGCACCGCATCATCGTATGACATGGGGCCTTGTTTAAATGGAGTTCGCATCATTGCCCTATGCGACCGCGGTCGCACCCTCTTTTATTTCCAGATAACGTTTCAGCCACATATCTTCGATATGTTTATTACCAGGCTGATTTGACAGGTACCATTCAGTGATAACCGATTGCCGGTTCGTATCAGGATGAGTCCGGTAATCGCAGGTAGGGCACCAGATAATGTACTCTTTACGGTTTGCGGCATACCTCAGTTCGGGTTTACCGGGCTTCCTGTGCATAATCTGTTGGCACAGGCACGTTGGCACTTCCTGTACAATGGCGGTTGATGATTTCACTGCGCTTCTCCGCTGCGTTAAATAACGCGATGCTATTCAGATGCAGGCATCGTGATTTCATTAATAGCCAGCGTTTTTTATAATCCTTACGCCAGCTATCGACGGTGATATTAAGCAAAAGACTTATATGCTCATCCTCACGCAGCTGGTCCACATCCTCTCCGCGTAATATTGAAGCCTTAACCTGCTGGATGGCGTAATAAGTTAAATTGCGCATCTTTTTCTTTGTCGCCTCTTTCATTTTTTTGAAATCAGGCTTTGAATGAGCGACAAGAAAATCCAGCCATAGCCATTGGCATATAACTTCATCATTTTCAAAATTGGGCTTACAGCCATAGCAATAATGCAGCCAGGCAATTTCCTCACGATTTAACTGCTCAATAGCTCTGCGCCAACTAGCCGTCTGAAAATCAAGTTCAGTCAGCAGCATTGAGGATTGCTTAAACGTTTTCCCAACATGGTAACGAACCTGCTCAGCCGCGACCGAGATCTCGTATTTATTATTCTCGCCCATTTGAATGACCCGGGTTGGCTTATCAGTAAACCTGCCGGAGTTGGCAAGACGTAACTGCTCAAGCTGAACTTCTAAAATGCCTCGCTGGAGGTAATGCAGATCTGAAAGGGCCGTGGCCACACAAGCGCGGATTCGTTCAAGTTCCATCATTACCGTCCTTGCTAACCCGCTTAACGGTGAAGTCGCTCTTCAGTTTGTATGCCGTGCGGACCTCAATATCGCTCTGGCGTAACGGTGGAATCTCCCCAGCCGCAAGCCATTGATAGACCGCGCCAGGTGTTACACCTACGCCTGCAGCTGCTTTTTCGACGTCGCCAAAGTGGCGGATAAGTTCTTCTGGCTTCATAAAATTATTATATGCCATAACCATAAATTAAAGCTAGGTATAATTCATAAATTTTATAGCCAGCTATAAAGAGATCGTTTATGATTGATCGTATGAAAACACGAGGCGAACGACTGAAAGCACGCCGTTTAGAATTGAAGATGACACTGAAGCAAGTCGCGCAAAGTGTCGGTATCTCTCTTCCTGGCGTCCAAAACTTAGAACGTGGCGACGTAATGCCGTCGCTGGAGATCGGGCTTGCCCTGGCGAAATGCCTGCGCAAACCTGTGCAATGGATACTTTTTGGTACTGAATCTGATCCTGACCGCGTTCCTGTTATTGGCACAACAGAGAGTGGTCCGGATAGCGACTGGCAGCCAGGAGAACCTGCCAACACAGAACGATTCCTGCCATTTGTTAGCCAACGGGAAACCGTTTATGCGCTCACTGTCGGGAACCAGGTTCAGCACAACTATCAGCCGGGTGATGTCGTCCTGGTTGACTCAGCTCTCACGCCAGTTCCGGGTGAGGATGTGTTAGTTTGTGATAAAGACGGGAAAATCCTGATACAGCGGTTAGCGCGCTTCGACGATGAGCGCTACTACTTAGATGGCGCTAACTCTCAACGAGTTATCCATGAGAAAAGTGATCTTCAATTTGTGCACCAAATAGTCGGTACGATCAAATCGTTCATGATAGAGGGTAGATGACAGAATAACAGGGTTTATTGCTGCCTATAAATCTGGTTTAATGCGAGCTATAATGTATCGCGGTTGAATCGGACTGCAGCAGCCGAAAAAAGACGAAAAAAAACCCGAGTCGGCAAACTCGGGCCTTTTTTCAGGAGCAGCCCCACGATAAACGCAGCACAGTCCCTACGAAGATTTGTGCGTTTATTGTGGCTGCTCCTGCGGATTTTTTCAACCCGAAAAATCATAAATTCGCATGGAAAGGCTCAAAATGACCTTACAAGAATTCTATGCGGCTCGCTTCGGTAGCGATCCGTATTCATTGCTTGAAGCAGCGCGGGATGAGCTGTCAGAGCTGGCCACAATGGCTGGCATTAACTGGGCAGCATGCGCTGATAACATTCAGTTGAACCCGCGCGGCGGGGAAGAACGTTATTCAAAATATAACGGTGGCGCCCCCGAGGCTCTGGAAAAGAGCCTCAAAGGGCGTGTGGAAATCTACTCCCGCAAGGAACAACACAAAAGCGGCATCAGCTACCCATTCGTCAACTTTGTCCAGAAAGGGCATGACGAAGGTTCCTGGAGCGGCTTCTCCTTCCTGTTTGCCGAATACCGCCGTGAACAACAAAGAAATCATGCGACCGTGGTCGCACAACCTGCTGAAGAACTGGCGCGTATTGAACGCCAGGCAGAAGCCCGCAAGCGCCGCGCCGAACAACAACGGATAAATGAGCTTAAAAACAATCAGTTAGAGCAAGAACGGTTGCTCGGATGGTTGGCATTCCACAGTGCATGGGAACATGCGCCAGCTGAGGACGGGTCGTGGCCTTACGCCGTGAAAAAAGGCATTCGTGACGTATTCAGCGCTTGCGATATTCGTCGCGTGACCAGTCACGACAACGCAAAATGGAGCCGTGGACCGACTACATACATGGCGATTCCGCTGGCCCACCTGGACGGACGCAAAGACGGACAAATTGTCGGCTGGCAGCGTATCGACCAGCGCGGCGGTAAATTCCAGACCAGCGCGATCACCAGCGGTGATTTCGTCGGGGCGTGCTTTGTTATCGGCAACCTGAACGGCGCGCAAAATATTGCAGTGGTGGAAGGTTTCGCCACCGGCGCTTCCGTATGGCTGGCTACCCGTAAGGACCCGAAAAAAAGCTTTGATGCCGTCGTGGTCGCCGTGGCCGCAAACAACATGATCCACGTTGTCGAGCAGCTGGTGAACATGTACCCGGCAGCAAAAATTACCTGCGCCCTGGATAACGACCGCAAATCATCGGCTGAAGGTAAAGGCAACACCGGCTTACGTACCGGCTTCGACATTCTCGCAAAATTTAGCGGCATCAAATGCGTTTATCCCACCTTTGAAGACGATCCCCAGCTGGAGTGCAGCGACTTCAACGACCTGCACAGATTACGTGGACTCCGCGAGACCTGTCGCCAGCTATTCGCCAAAGGGAACCGCCTGAGTAACAGCACTGATTTGCTGTCTCTGACGCTAAACAAGCTGAAAACGGCTAAACGTGACAACCGCAGGACGTTTGCTAAAGAACTGCTGAACGCGGTGGATATTGGCATGCTGACCTGCCCGGTACCGAATAGCCCGGCGGATCTGTTTAACATGTTCTGCATCGTGCTGCGTGATATGGGACTGGAAAGCGTCTATCGCGCCACGGTTAAAGACCACATCGCACGCCGCCTGAACCGCAAATGCCGTACTGCCCAGGCACCCCGTTCCTTTAGCGAGCGGATCACCGACCCGAACAAGCGTCCCCAGCACATCACGTATAAACGCTTTGAAACATCCGTGATGACGGATGAAATTCTGCAATACGTGCAGCAGCTGCAGGGCATCGTTATTGTTCGCGCCGGTATGGGATCGGGTAAGTCGACAGGCCTGCTGCGCCCATTGATGCATAACGCTGATCGCGGCGTTTCCGTTGCGCACCGCGTAAGCCTCATCGGTGGCCTGTGGGAAATGATGACAGAGCAGAAAGGGACCAAGGCCGATATTCTGCATTACCAGGACCCCGGCTATCAGGAAATGGCGCCATACGCGAATAAGCTGACCATTTGCATCAACTCCATCGTCAAAGGCTGCTGGCAGCCGCTGATGCGCCAGCATGACTATTTCGGCTTTGATGAGGCAACGCAGGGACTTCGCGCCATCCTTTCTGGCCGCGCAATGGAGAATCCGGTCGCCGTTTTCAATACGCTGATCGACGCGCTGGCCAGAACTGAATTGCACCCCATCATGGTAGACGCAGATGCTAACGATCTGCTGGTCGACCTGGCAGAACTGGCGATGAAGCGCCGCGAAGAAATGGGCCTGCCGGCATGGCTGCAAATTCACGTTATCGAATTGCCGGTCGACGTTCGCAACCGCGAAACAGGCGAACCTATCCGCGTATTCTACACCGAGAAAGATCGCATCATGACCGAGGTGATTAAAGCGGTGGAACTCGGTGAAAAAATCATGCTGGCGACCGATAGCTCAACTTTCGCAGAAGACGTTACCGCCACGCTGCGCCAGCGCTACCCGGAGAAAAAATTCCTCTGCGTAAACCAGAAGAGCAAGCCGGAACCCGAGGTTGAAGAATTCACCAATAAACCGAAGAAGATGGTGAAGAAGTACGACGGCCTGATTTACAGCCCGTCGATATCCTCCGGCGTCTCCATCGAGCAAAAGCATTTCGACCGCCATTTCGGCATGTTCTGCGGCGAAGTGGTCCCCAGCGATGCTATCCAGATGCTGCGCCGCGACCGCACAGCCAAAGAGTTCATCATCGGCTTTGACAAGGTTCGCGCACGACGCGAAACCGATCCGCAAAAAATTGAGCGTGCGTTTGTCCAAGCATTGCTGGCGACTGCCGGCATGAACGGCGAACTAACCGACGTTGTTTTCGACGGAGACCGCATTTCTATGGGTGTGGCCAACACCGATTTTACCCGGATGAAAATCAAGGCAGCAGCGATTGAGGCCTCCGCGCGTAATGACTACGCCAGCAATATGATCTGCATAATGCACAGCGACGGCTACAAGGTTGCCCCCCTGGCATCCGACGAGCTGGCGAACTGCGTCGGCAAGGAGCTGCGCAAGGAAGCCCGCGAAATTGTCTGGGAACAAACGCTGGATCTCCACCTGAATATCGAAACGCCGAACGAATCTGAACGGGAAGCCATTCTGAAGAAACGCGCCCTGACCCTGGAAGAGCAGGCGAAGCTGGTCCGCTGGGACATCGAGCATGAGCTGAAACTGCCGGTCAACGAGGACAACCTGAAATTCTACTTCGACGGCGCCCGCGATAAGGTTCGCCGTTATGAAACCATGCTGCTCGATGAGATCACCGCGCGGCGTTTCGACCGCGAGGAATCCGCGATCAACTTCACCTACGCTTTCAGGCAGGCGGGCCAATGGCAATACTTTACCGCCACCGCGATGACCCGCGAGCAGGCTGATGAAGCATTCCAGGCGAAACACCCTGGCATCACCGAGTACAAAGTCAAATCGACACCCGCGGTCGAGGTCGGTATGCGCGGCTTCTACGGCCTCAAATCTACGGTGCTACGCCAGTACTTCATTGACTGCGGCATCGACCCGGAAACCATGACCGGAGAAGCCACCCAGGCGCGCCTGGCATACGCCAGGGATAAACTCATGACCGCCGAACGGCGAGACCTGTTAAACAACGTCCTGCGCATTGGTGGCTTTATGACGCCCAAAGGCAAGCCGAAGGTCCCCGAGGCACTGTTTAAAACCATCTGCGAGTCGCTCGGCCTGAAAACCGACAAGCGCCGAGCCAGGGACGGAGACAAGCGCCCGACCATACGGTTTGTGGATCAGCAGTCGGCGGCGTTCATGATGGAAATTCTGGAGAACCGTAAAGACGACGGCCTGTCTCTGCAGTTGCGTAAAGCCGAGAAAGCCACCACCGAAGTGGATCACGGTTTAGATCTCAATATATATATGGATCATAAAACGCGATCCACAAACGGGCAGGATTTGGACGCCCCTCATTCAGTAATAACTGAGGCGCTGGCCGAACTGCCGGTGCCGGTGCCGGAGGCCTGGGCGATGACCGCGCTGTCTGATGATGAGCTGGCCACAATGAACTCTTGGTCGCCAGCCAGCATAGCGATGACCTTCGCGTCCCTGTACCTCACAGAGTTCATGGACCGCCTCTCCAGCAACGAACTGCGCCGGCTGCGTGAATACATCACCGGCACGGTTACGGGCGGCTACGACGCGCAGGAGGCGTTCTATGGCTAACCTGGATACGATGAAACCAGAGGGGCCATTTGTCCTCATAACGTTTGACGGTGAGGGTTTTCTTTTTGATGAGCGTCACGATGTCGTAATCATCAACGGTAAGCCGAAGCAACTGGACGTTAAACGAAATTATTTTGAGTCCGATCTTGGAGAGGGCAAGGCCAAATACTGGACGTTAAACATCAATGAGGCGCATAAGTTCGACACGATAGATGAGGCGACAGCGCAGCTTTGTAAGCTTAAAAATCCGCATCAGATTAAGGTGCGGAAGCTGATAGGGTGACCGGAGATTAAAATGTCGACTACTGAATTTTTGAAAACGCTGGACTATGACCAGCTGCAGTTCTGCCGGGATAAGTGCGACGAAATGCTGCGCGCTATCCAGGAAGAACAAAAGAAGGTCGCCTGGGCGGTAACAGATGGATCGTTCAACTATGGCTGGTACCGAACTGAGGACTACCTGAAAGCGGTTGAATGTTTGGCGCGCGAAGCAGAGAACCGCTGGAAAGAAGAGACTGAAGACGACAAAAGCAATCCGCAAACACGCAATTGGTTGAATTTTTCTATCAGGGGGCAGCGGCTGCCGGCGTCTGAGTACGAGGCGTTATTTGCCGATGGCCAGTGGGGGTGATAGTAGGGCCGGTTAGGTTGTCGTTATTGAGAACCTTTATCATTTTCTATTTGTCGGTTATGATTACGTATCATTAACATGATAATGGTGGGATATAATATGGAAGGTAAGGGTCTTATAAAATACACATTGATATCGTTATTATTAGGAATAATTCCCATAATAATAGTATTTGCTATTTATTTCGTGAACAAAGATTCATATATTATTTCATATCTTTTCGATATAACAAATGGTTATAATAGAGACTTCTCAGAACAACATTTGAAAGTGAGCACTATAGCATCTACATACGCCAAAACAGCACCAATATTCGCTATATTAATGTATGCGTTATGTTGGAATAAATTTGATATAAAAGTTAATGATTTTGGTTTAAAAAAATGGCTTAAACTCCTCCCAGGTTTACTTATTCTACTTGTAGGCAACTATTATTTAACATATATAGGTGTGGAAAATATGTCAGATAGTATTTATCGTACAAAAAGAGTCATTGCTACGAATGAATATTTCTTAATGATTTATTACATATGTTTATTTTTAACAAATTATGTTTTTGTATGGATGTTTTTGCTTTATCTATACGCAATGAAAGGATTGCCTTACTTCAAAAAGCGGGGGTGACCCGCTTTTTTATTAAAACTTGACTATTATTTAAATAAACCAATAACTGCATTATTCAATGCTTTGGCTTTATCAGCATCGATATAAGATGTAGCAATAGCAATGCCAATTACAGCCACAACGGTAAGTGCAGAGACAACTACAGCGGGGACAGCAACAAGTGATGCTAACCCACTAATCATAGCAGTAGCAATTCCTAGCGCTACGCCGCTAGCAACACCACTGAGGTACATAGCTTCAACCTCAAACGCCAGCTTTTGCCAGTCCCCTGTGGTAATACCAGTAACAACACCTTCTCTGATTTTCTCGGCTTTAAGAAGTCGATCACCCCAAGTAAAGGCTTTCTCTAACCCTTTGAATCGGTCAGCTAGTGCTGACAAATCCATTTGTTTGAGGGCATTAGAAACGACTGTTTTATCCGCCTGACTTAACTTCATCTTTGGATTGTTAGCTAGTTCATTAATAGATGCCATAGCATCATTAAAACTGCGGAGTTTCTTACCCTGGAAGTTTTTTATATTGTCAGCAGCTTCTTTCGCCAGAGTGTTGTATTTATCACCTAATTTCCCGCTAAGAGTTTTACCAGAGTCAGTAATAATTCCCGATGTAGTATCGATTACCGATGCCTGACTTTCGTTGAGAAGGTAAAGTTTAACAACGGCAATAGCCTGATCCTTCATGCTATCCTCAGGTTTACTTGCGCCGCCATCGATATAACCTGTAGTAAAAGAGTCTTTTTTACGGTTATACATGACATTGTATTTTTCTTTCCCGAAGTTAACGGAATAAGTATCTACATCACCTGAGCTAGAAGCTTTCCCAATTACAGGGCTACCTAAAGAACCTGTACCGCTTGTTTTCCAGTTCTGAATATTAGCCTTGAACTTTCCTGGTTTATCTCTGTTAGCTCTGATAATTGATTCTGCATCTTTATCACTGCCCCAAGGTGCTCCAATATAATCTGGGTTAAGCGGGTTGCAAAGATAAAGCTGAATTAAAACACGGTCATTCAACTTCAACATACTGGTTGCACCTTCATAGCTAGTACCACCGTATTTACCAGAATAGCCAGCACCACCGTTGTTACCATTGCCACCACCCCAGCTAACATTACAGCTGTTATTACCACCACCTATGACAGTCAATGTTTCTTCAGGCATGTTAATCTCCTTGTGAGTTTTGAATTAGCTGTATAAACGTACAGCCTCTCAAAGGTAGTCCTAATCCTCCGACAAGTCAAGTTAGCTATAATCTTAAATTATGTTAAAATATAATTACATAAAAATGGGTCATCGCCGTGTTTTGCCACCCCTTCCTAAAACCGACTGATCAGGTTGTGATCAGTTGGTTAAGTTAGCTGTAAAAACCCCTGTCGCCGTGACTGGTCACGGGGTAAAATCTCTATGTAATTTATTGACGTGCGTTGCGCTTTGGCGGTAAAGTTAGCCCGCTGCAGCAAAATCTGCAGCCGGGCCTCGCAATCCTGAATATCCCAAACGACGCACAACACGCGCCAGCGTGTTTTTTTGTGTATATGCCTGCGCATACCCGAATTATGGTGGCTCAGGCGGGGCAGCCTTTTGGCTGGCCGGTTTCGTTTGGGCCGGTATTGCGAACCCCGTCTGGGCTACCACCACTCAAGAGATTCGCAACTCTGGTGGTAGCACCCATAGCCAAACTGGAGTGCGCACCATGTTCAAGTTCAAGTTCGCGGCGATCTGCCGTACCGATAAAAAATCCCATATTCATCATCTGTCCACCATCGCCTCATCCGAGCGTGAAGCCCGTCGCCAGTTCGCCAGCCGTTTTGTTCTCGTTCTGTCAGCCCGTATCCGGGTTAGCGGGGTGGCCGCATGAATCAGGTGCAGCTAAACACCCGGGGCCTGCTTGAGTCGATTGAGGAGCGCCTGGCGCAGATAGAAGCGCTGGTTTCCTCGGCCCACCGTACGATCTCCAGTTATGAAGCTTCACTGTATATGCAGGAGGCGGCGGAATTGCTCCAGGTTGCCCGTGAGCTGGTGCAAGACGCCCGAAACTGTTCTTCCTCTTTGTCAGCGCAGCTGACCGCCAGGGAGGCCAAATGAACGCACTCTCTGTTTTCTCGTTTCAGGAAAGCCAACCTGTTCGGGTGATTATGATTGATGGTAATCCGTGGTTTGTGGCCAAGGATGTTTGTGATGCTCTTAGGTTAACCAACTCTCGCGTGTCCCTTGACGCGCTGGACGATGATGAAAAGGGTGTAAGTTCAACTTACACCCCTGGTGGCAACCAGAAGGTCTCGATTATTTCTGAGTCCGGGCTGTACACTCTGATCCTCCGCTGCCGCGATGCGGTGAAGCAGGGAACGACGGCCTGGCGGTTCCGCAAGTGGGTCACCAACGAAGTCCTGCCAGCTATCCGGAAAAACGGTGAATACAGCTACGTCGAAACCACCCCAAAAAGCGCCGGCGAACCATTGGACTGGCGGCAAAAGGAAGAATTACGCGGCCTGATAAACGATATAGCCCAAAGTTTTCAGTATCGAAACGCGTGGATCAGTGGTGTTTGGCTGGCGCTGCGACGTGCCTGCAGGAATCCATCACCTAACCCAATTACGGTCGACGATCTGCCGGCTATCATTGCCGAATTACGCCGAATATTAACGGCGGCAGAAACTGCCCTAGGTAATATGCGAGTTTACGAACGGGAGCTGCTGCGCGAGGTAGTTCGTGGCGGGCGCCAGAGTATGTCGTGTGAAGAATTGCCTATCACTGATATCAATACGGAAATGGAGAAGGTGCTGCCAGCGCATTTTGAGCTGGCCATCAGTAAGCTGGAGACTCTATCCACGAAATTAACGCCCCCGGCTATCCCCTCCTGATTTTGTAGAGCAGGAAGCTAAAAACGCCACAGGCGATAACCTGTGGCGTTTTTGTTATTTGAAGTAGGCATGCCAGGCGGATTGCATTGCCTCTATCCGATTGCCGGCGGCACCGGACCATGCATAATGACGGCCATCGAATTCAAACTCCACCAAGTAGGTACCATCGCCATTATCCCTCGGCGCTTTAAAGTTTGGCTTGGCACGGTGTTTCTCTTCCTTCTCAGCCTCCTCGGCCTCTTCAGCGTCGTCCACTTCCTCCAGTTCCTCTCCTTCGCTTTCGTCCACTTCGATTTCATCGTCGTCCAGCGTTTCATCTTCCTGGTCTCCGTCATCGAGATCGGCGTCGTCGATGGACTCAATAATTTCCTCATCAGGCAGGACTATTGCAGGTGCCTCATCCTTCAGTTGCCACTGCCCATTTTCACCGACGAACTGGCCCAATGCATCGGCGGCAAACTCCAGGTAGCGAGGAATCAGCCTGGTACTGAAGTTAAATGGTCGCAGGGTACTGTTTGTGATTTTTATCGATGGGTCCTGCTCCACCAGCTGCTTCACGGTTTCATGAATACGAACCCCGGCGTCGCCTTTGGCGAAATCTGGCATCATGTTATCCAGTTTTTGAAGTGCTGCCAGGCGGGTATTTTCCTCGCCGACATCTGGTCGCCATGTTCTGGAGAAGTTAGCCAATTTAAACTGCTTATAGTGCAGCTGGGTGTTTTCATCGTCATGGCCGAGAATCTCCATGAAGAATACATCCTCATCAACATTCTTCCACCGAGGGTCAACGCGGAAGAACATTTCATAGGCAATACGGGCGTAAATAGCGCGGCTATCTTTATAAACTCGGCGGTCATCGCTTAAGAATTTTTTTACCCAAGGGTTAAAAGCCGTTGATAAAATAGCAGTGACCCGGCCATTTCCAGGACGAGTATCGTTTTCGCCATATCCTTTTAATAGCTCTTCAAAATCAAGTGCAGCAGGACATGAACGAAGTTCATTTATCAACTTAACAAACAATTTTGCATCGCAAAGGGTATATATTTCTCTTGATAAATTATTATCTTCAGAGCGTTTTTTAGCTTGCCCTGAGAAGTTTACTGTATATTTACCTGCGACGGAAAATTCACCCTGGAGCATGATTTCAATCATTCGGCGACCAGATAGCGCGGCAAGAGCGAATGCCAGTGGGGCCATACCACGACGAGTTGTTAAGTCGAATGAGGATATAGGTGAATTAATGATATTGTAAATTGCTTGCATGTAACGTGGGTAATCAATAACTACAACGTTACGTTTTTTATTGCTAAGGACGTCAGACCAACGTTGTTGGATAGACGTTCGCTCGGCAGAACTAAGCTGTAGATGATAGAGAACTTCATGGTTCACTTTTAAATTGTTTAGTTCCCCAAGAAGTGAAGAACCTTGCTGGAATAATTTATAAAGGTGATCTCTATTATCTTTCCAATCTTCACTATTTAAATCACTAATTGCAAATTTCCATTCAGGATATTTGTTTGCTAATTTATTTAACTTTGCCTCACTATTCCTTGTGCCTATTTTTATATTTGATAAGTCTTCGGCTAAGTGCATTATTGATTTTAGTTTAGTCTGCAAATTAGACATATTTTGGCGAATCGATGCCGCAGGCATAGAAAGCCACGAAGTTAGTTCTTCACTATATAATGGGTATTTCTCTGATAACCTAACTATGTTTTTTTCAAAGTTGTGATGTAATTTATCATCAAATCTTTTTCGTGCCCTAGTCATATAGGCATTAAAAGTATTAGGCGATATCCTTTTTTTTAATCCCTCACCTCTAAACTTTCTTTTGTCGTTAAATAATGCATTTTTATATTTTAACGCTGCGGCTTTGATTTTCTTAGTTTTATCACCTTGTGGGCGATCTGAGGCATCGATTGCCTCGACCTCGTTCACGAGCGAATTGATTAGCTCACCAATCTTAACCTTACGCATGGCCTACCTCGTT